CGTCATCTGGGCGATGCGCTGGTACAGGGCGAACCACAGCGCGTTCTGGTCGAGCGTGCGGTCCTTGCCCGGGCGCAGCGACACGACGACGAACTTCTTCTCACGAAACATCGTGTTGAGGCAGGTAATGGCCTCGGTGAGCTTGGCCTGGCAGTTGACACTGATTTTGTCAGTCATGACTGCTCTCCCTTGCTCAGGGCGGCGCTGGCAGTTACACGCATATTCGGGCATGGCAGCCCGCTAATTCCGTAGTGATACCCGCCACAGGCTAAGCATCGGGTGTCTGGGCCAGTCAGTGGCGCACCTTTAAACGGGGACATATCGGCGATCCGATTGCGCAACCTCGAGATCACAGAAAAGATCTCGACCGGCAGCTGAGCCATGAAATCAAGACTGCACTCGACCGATACCGCGGCGCCGCAAGACTTGGCGCAATCGCTGACGATCTGGCGCAGCGCCTCAACCTCAGCCTTCAACTCCTTGACTACCTGCTCATAGGCTTCATAGCCGGTCTTGAGGCCGGCGTTTTCGGCCTTGAGCTGGTCACGCTCCTGCGCCACAACCAGATACTCAGTGGCGGCCCGGCCAACCGCGTCATGTACGGTCATTTCAGCGGACACGCCAGCCAGGCGAACCTGAGTTGCCAGTCGCTCGTTCTCGGCGATCAGGGCCAGGATAACCTCGGGGCCAGCCGCATTCTGGAGCGCATCGTCAGCAGCGCTCCAGGCGTCGAGCCGAAGCTTGCTGCAGTCGTCGCTGTTGTACTCATTCAGTGCGGACACCAGCGCCTCGGCCAGCCGCTTCAGTTCGCTGTAATCGGTCATTTGCACAACTCCAGCGCCTGGGCCTCAGTGAAGCCTTGGGCGATCAGGGCCTGGTATTTGGCGCGGATCATCTGGGCCTGAATGCCCAGAAATTCAATGTGAGTCGGAAGGTTGCGCTTGAGCTCTTCCAGGGCAGCGCGCTGCTTGTCCACCGGACCGGTGAGGAGTGTCAGGTTGTCTTTCATCGCCTGGCTCCTTTCAGTCCCTGGCGAGCAACCACAACACAGCTCCACGACTCGGCCTTGTCGGCGTCGCCATACTGGTCTTCGGCGTGCTGGCGATTCATTTCGATGATCTGCACAAGGGCGTCACGTTGAGCGCAGTACTTCTGGGGCATCTTTTCGCGAAAGATGTCGATACACAGATCCACACACTCATCACAAATGTGGGTATCCGGTCCGGCGATCAACATTGCGACCTGGTGCTGGTGCTTCCCGCAGAAGCTGCAGTACAGCAATTTCTCGACGTTACCCATGAGCTCGCTCTCCTCGATTTTTTCCAAACTTGGCCAACAGATGCGCCCGAGCCGCACCGCCCGATGCCGGAATAGCCTGGATTTCCAGCAGCCGGACTTGGCGCTGGTTCGCAAACTCCTCGGCCAGCTCGACTTCGGTTTTTTGGCTGTCGTGACCGATACCGATCGCGATGTCCTCCAGCGGCAGCCCCTGCACCAGATGGCGGATGGTGATGTCGTAGGCGCGATCAAATACTTTGCTGGCCTTTTCAGGCGGCAGCTCCCACAGGTTGTGCATCTCGCATTGCAGCGCAGCGTGACGAATAGCCGTGTGCGACCAGACCCGGCCACCGAACCTGCTTGGGTGAGCGTTCTCCAGCGCCTCGCGGAATGCTTTGTCACACGGCGGAATGCCCAGCATTTCCGGCGTTGGCTGGCACAGCTTGACGAACTTGCCCACGCTCGGCATGAAGTCCGTGCCCAGCGACCGGCAACGCTCAACGCCGAATCGGATCTGCTCCAGCTGAGTGATGCCCTCGACGAGGAAGGCCTTGACCCAGCTGCGCTTGGCGGAATCCAGGGCGTCATCGGTTGGCCAAGCTTGTTTCCACGCCGGGAAGATGGCCTGCAGCTCCTTGAACAAGGCGTTGACGACATCGACCGTCCCTGGCGGCAGGGTCTTGGGCATGACAGGCATCGCCGGAGGCTGGTAGCTGCCAACAGCTGCGCGTAGGTCGGTGGTTGCGCCGGCGGACTTCATGAGCTGCGCCGCGCTTCTCGGTGGCTTTGGCTTGTTCATAGGCCGCCGTCCATGTTTTCAGCCCAGTCGCGATTGTCGAAGTCCGGGCCGTTGACCTGGCGCTTCATCGGGAACTGGCGAACGTTGGAGGTGGCAGCCGTGGCGTTGTCACGCTTGATCCACTTCACCAGCAGGCTCACCCATGCCTTCTGTGTCTCGGCCCGGCCGCTTGCCGTGTAGTGGCAGACGAAGGCGCCGATGGCTTCGGTGGTGAACAGGGCGACAGGCAATGCCATGCGCAGCGCGTAGTTCTTCAGCAGGTTCTCGTCGGGCACCCAGTCAAGGGTCATCTCGGTCGGTAGGTTCGGATCGACAAATTCAGGCTCACTCGCAGGGAGTGTGTTGTGTTGATCTTCTCTTCTCTTCTCTTCTTTAGGTAACGCAGAAGTAACGCTGCCAGCGTTACCTTTTGATTTGTGGTTGGAGACACGTTTTGCCGTCAAAGCCCTGTTTTTACCGGTCTTCCCGTTGTGGCGCTCGAAGTGAGGCAGGCTGATCATGCCGTCCGCTTCTTCCATCCAGCCCACCGATTTCATGTGTTCGCAAAAACCAGTAACGCCAACGGAACGGTCGAGTAACTTTTTGCTAACGCTCGGAGCGTTACCTTTTTCGGTTTGTTGGTCGAACCAAGCCCATACCCGCATCAGCTTGCCGACGACGGCGTCCTGATCGATATCTGCCAGGTCTGCGATCTGGCAAACCTCAGGCTTGTCCATGGTTGCCAGTTCAAATTTGATCCAGTCTCCGGCCATTACTTACCGCCTTTGCCGATCAGGTCGGCCAGTTCGAGGAAACGATCTACGTACCAGTGAGGCTGCGTCTCACGAGGGGATTGAGGGTTGGTGAGGTTCTTGCCGTAGGTCATGCCCTTGTCGGTCACGCACCAGTAGTCGACCATCACCTGCTTGGAGTTTTTGCGCTGGAGCTGCTTGAGGAAGCCCTTGGCGGCGAGTGCACGATTGAAGGCGGCCGCCGTGCTGGCGATGCCGTGGTCTTTGATCAGTGCGGTGATGGCCTTGGTTGGCATGGAGCTGCCACCGGTGGCGTCGGGAGCGGCATCGACGGCGTAGCCAGGCAGAAACTTCGGATCAAGCCCATTGTTCTGGGCGATCTTCGTGAGCATCAGCATCTGGCAAGACGCGGCCGGCTTCAGCAGGCGCGTGAAGCACTCCATGATTGCCAGTTCGCCGACGACCTTCGTGCCATTGAGCAAGACCTGCTCGCGCGCGCCCTGCTGCTGTTCCAGTTCGCGCCAGCGGCGAATCACCTTCATGCGCATCGGAGCGCTGTAGCCGGTGAGTAGGCAGTCGGTGTGCTCGCGGTCGAGCATGTACTCGACTTGTTCGCGGTTCTGGCCGTCCAGATAGATGTGCTCAAAACTGAGTACATCTAATTTCAGTTCCTTCAGCATCGCCGCGATGTCGCGCTTTACGTTTGCGTGACGCTTGCCGGTGACATTGGCGATCTCGCGGGATGACATCGTGGTACGCGACACGTTTTCAGAATTACCAAAACGTGTCGCGACATTGGACGGGGTATTGCTATGTGATTGGGTTTGCATATAATCAGGCCTCTCTAGTTTTGCGAATTAGCCGACCTTTCCCGTCGGCTTTTTTGTGCCTTCGATTCAGGCGATTGCTTTTCCGCAGGCGCAACTAATCCCGCCGGCAGGGCTTCCGCCCTCAGCGCTCAATGTCCCCGTGCGTCCTGTTGTCTTGCCGTCCATTTCCTTTCCCCTGATGGTCTTCCTGGTGCGAGCGGCTTAACTGCCGGCTACGCCTGTGTTGCGAATCGGCCCCCGCCGATGGAGATCGTTGCGCCCTGCTTTTCAGGCGGCTTTAACGGACTCATCCATCACGTCCAGGCTCTGGCGGACATGATTGATTTCCTGGCGAATCAGTGATTTCTCGAAGGTGCTGACGTGGTTGTCGTCCAGCGCCTGGTGTACGGCGATGGTCAGGTCGGCGACCTCTTTGCCAACGTTGATCAGTGACTTGGTGAGCGCCTGAGGCTCCGGCGCGGACTTCGATACCAAGGCAAAGCCGAACTCGTTCGCCAGCGCCATCAGCGGACGCATGTCACCGGTGTGCAGCAAGATTCCGAACAGGTGCTCGACCGTCAGGTGGTGAGCGTCGTTATCTGGGTTGGCGCGCTGGAGCAGGCCGACATGAGGAACGCCCATCTTGGCCGCCAGTGCCTTTGCCTCGTTGTCCAGAACAGCGCTCTGGCAGGCCCGCAGAAAGTCTTCCATTCGTAAAACCTCGTTTCTGTTTCCGTGGTGGCGTAATGCCAACAAGGCGATTATTCGTTCCATCAACTGATCAAGGACGCATCCATGACCGACTCTTCCGAACTACAAGGCGAGGTAGCCGCCCTTTGCTGCTTGGTGGTCGCCTTGGCTTCCACCCTGCCCTTGTCGTCTCAACTCAGGCTGTGGCCTGCGTTTGAGAGGGTTGCCGGCCCGTTACGGGGTCGGCTTGGTCGTGAAGAGCTGCGAGGGTTTGAGCGGGCGACTGCTTCGCTCAGTTCGCAGCGGGTTGTGGGTTAGGCGGCGGATTTTTTAAATTGCGTCTGGCTGGGAAAGGGGCGGACTTCTTCGGCAACGAAAGAGCCGTCAGGCGCCTCAGTGACATAAACATCACGCCCTACACGAAGAGCCTTGTTCAGAGAGCCCTGAGTCAGGCCGAGCAGAGTTGCTGCCTTGGTCTGCCCGTGCTCGCGGGCAAACTCTTGAAGAGTTTTGCGGCTCATTTCGCCGATCTCCTTGATTGGATACGGCACAAGTATCGCCGCCGGAGATTATTTAATCAACCCCGCCGGCGATTGATTAAATATCGCCGCAAGGAATAATCAGGGAATGAAAAAACGCGAACTGGAAGACTGGGAAAAAGCAGAGTGTTTCGCTCTGAAGGCTGCTATCGACGCTCATAATCTGGGGAAGTCGCGCGCAGAAATGTTGACCCAAGGAAAAATCGCCGATGCTTTGGGTATAAATCAGGGCTCCGTCAGCTCCTACCTGAACGGCTATAACGCTCTCAACGTAAAAGTTGCGAGCGTCATTGCGGGCTTGATTTCCAAGCCTGTCGAATCCTTCAGTCCGCGCCTTGCAAAAGAGATTGCAGAAATCGCCAGGCGCGGCCTGGAGTCGAATGTCGAGCAGGGTCCACCAATTACAAGCACCACCCGAAGGATCGAAATCGTGGGAACCGCTCAGCTTGGGCCTGATGGATACTGGGTTGGATTAGACGCGTCTGCTGGCTGGGTGGAGACCTACACCAGGGACGAGGATGCCTACGCACTCAGACTCAAGGGCGACTCGATGGCTCCGGCAATCCGTAGTGGATGGATTGCTGTTTGCGAGCCGAATCACCGCCTTGTGCCTGGGGAGTACGTGATGGTCACCACAACCGACGGCCAAAACATGGTGAAAGAGCTGTTATTCGAAAGCGAGGATGGTGTCAGCCTCATGTCAGTGAACGCCGCGTATGGCGAACGCCGGACGATTGCCTGGGACGAGGTTGAAACTATTCATTATGTAGGAACCATCCTCGCTCCAAGCAAAGTGCTCGGGCGCCTGTAATCTGTTCGGTGTCTGCAGCCCTCATCACCGGAGTCCCCATGCCCCTCACCAAGCCCAACCAAGAGCTGAACCGCGACCGGAAAGCTGCCTTCAAGCTTCAGCATGCCGATACCCTGGCACTGATGATGCTGATCAGTAGGCTCTATGCGGGAGATCGGATTGGGGTGCTGGCGGATGCGGGGAATGTGGGCGTTATCACCAGGGCAAGATCTGAATGATCTGGCGCGTCAGTGAGATGCGAGCGAGGACTTATTGATATGGCGCACTCGCTCAATTACCACATAGGCGAATCCGTCCGCACTATTGAGGCCGAGATAGAGAGGTTGCTCGACGTAGTCGACACTCTCAAAGCAGCCGGGAATGATGATCTGGCCTCTGTCATCTTGGCTCAGGTGCATAGGCTTATTGGGGTAACTGTAGCATTGAGAGTTGCCACAGCAGAACGAAGTGGCGGCGATAGGATTGTGCGGAGCAAGCCTGAGTAGACGTGACAGAAATTTGTATAACACGGAGCTCCATTGGTTCCAAGGATAGGTATGAAAAAGACAATAGCTTTATCGATGCTGGCGCTTCTTTTGGGCTGCAGTGCTCACAAGCCGCTCCCGCTTCCAGAGGGCAACATGCCGATGACGGAGCAGGAGTACCAAGAATCCGAGCTGTTGCTGCTCAATGGGCAGAAGCTTCCGCCTGAAGAGCACCAGCGGCGGATAAATGAGATTTTGGCGCGCTAGGAACTGCGTGGCGACAATTTACAGGAGGTCGCAATGGGTCACTCGGTGAAATTCCAGGCCGAGGTCTTGGCGAAGGATCTGGAGGCTCAGGCCGAAAAGATGCTTGAGCAGGAATTGATTTTTAGGGAGGCGGGACGGCCGGCACTGGCCGACCAAGTATTGGTGCAGCACGAACGATTGCTTGAAGCCATTGCAGCGCTTCGAGATTTGAATAAGTGATAGGAAGCCATGCCCCTTACCAATCCAAACCAAGACCTAAAGCGCGATCTCCAGGGCATCGCCTCCGATCTGAAGTGGTCAGCAGTCGAGCTGCTGCGAATCGCCGAACGGCTGAGCCTGGCCGGCAATGAGGCGGACGCTCAAGCCGTGCTGAGAATGTGCAAGATCTTCCAGGCAGATGAAGATCGGCTGACTGCTTATGTGGCAGAGGTCGCGGGCGAGA